CCAATGAAGTGTCTGCTGCACCTTCTTCAAGTTCAACTTCTTCATTAGTCTTCTTTTTAGCAAAACTTTTATTGAGAAGTTTTAGAGCATCTTTATTAGTTTTCTTAGCTGGTTCTGGCTTCACATATTTTGCTGGACCTTTACCTGGATCTTCATCGCCACGATGACCTCTATACCCTTCTGAATCCATCTCATCAACCTGCTCGACTTCTTCGTTCTTTGGCTTCTTACCAGCTTTCTTCATGGCAATAGCAATCGCAGCTTGTTGTGCTGGATTAGCTGCTTCACCATACATAGCGTGGTATTTCTTTGTGTATTTGCTTTCTTTTGTCTTTGCAGTCGCATCACCAGGAGCAGGCTCATATGCCTTCGGATCACGATCTGACATCTTGGATGTCTTTGACCAATGTGCAGCACGAGCCTTTGCAGTAGCTTTAGACAGTCCTGCAACATACTTTTTTGGCAGACCGCTTTCTTTATCACGAGCAACTTTTTCTACAATAGGCAGACCTAGCGCAACAAGTCTTTCTAGAAGATGCTCAATCTGACCAGCAAACATAATTTGCTCCATCTGATTTGATTCAATCAGATTGATTGAGTTGTTGAAATGAAAGCAGTCATAGTTCTCGGCTAGCTTTTCAGCCTTGAGAAACTTTTCAATGCGCTTGCTTTCTACAAGAGGATTATCTCTCATAGAGTTGCGAGTGCGACTGACCTTGTTTGTTACTGAGACATGCACATAGTCGAATTCGTAGTTCTCTAGAATCGTCTTGATCATTTCGATCTTATCAGAATCCATCGCACCGTTGATCACGATGTTCTGATTGCTTTCTACGATGCTAGAAGCGTTGTGCAGAATCTGATCCGCTTGAACTTCAGTCAGATCAAAGCGCGAGAAGATGTTGTTTAGAACATAGTCTTTGCCGCTGCCTGGACCACCAAGCAAAAAGATTCCGATTGGCTTATCTACTGATTCTTTCATCTGCATACCTGCTTTTACTTTATCATGAATTTCAGCGCCCAACTTTGGGTTGCTGTAGTGAGAAACGAATTCTTTTTTATTACCTGAAGCAACTAATCCACGTAGTTTAGATGCTGACATTCCCTCTGCGCCTTCAGCATCTGGATCACGCTGACCAGCTGAAACAACGCTCACTTTCTTGATCTTAGGATATTCTTTTGCACGATAGTCGTTGAGCAACTTATGAAAACCTTCGACACGATCAGATCCAACTACCATTGTCACATGAGTATGGCCTTGTTTCTCAAGGTGCTTCATTGCATCTACAACAGTTTTCACGCCTTCATGCGAGACAACATTCGCCTTAGGAAACAGTCTTCTCATCGCACTGACTTTATCTTCATGCGACATAGGATTCTTTTTCTTATCCTGTGAGCGCGTCGGAAAGACGTAGTGCTGACCACCAGTTTCTTTCGCGTGTTGCTGAACAGCAGCAACTAGCTTGCCATGTCCAGCTTCTGTTGGTGGATTGAAACGGCCAAATGTAAATGTTGCGTTACTCATTCTTGGCTCTCATTCCAACATTCTTAGCTAAATTGGCTTTTGAAAATTCTTGACGATTGACAATCTTTAGACCGCCACCGACATAACCTTCACCGCCAGAGGCCTGACCGCCGATGCGAGTCTGAAATCCACCACCGCTTGCGCTAGAACGATCTAGTGCATCTGCTAGTCTATTAGTAGCCTGCTGGACATGGTGATGGATCTGAAAAGTCCTGTCAAACGCTTTCTTGTTCTTATCAACATGGGCTAGCATAGCATTCTTTTCAGCAGTCTTTGCTGCTTTCGTTGCATCCATTTTCACGGCTTCAATCTTCTTGTTGTGCGCTGCTTCTAGATGCGCCCTATATCCAGCTGTGCTTGGAGTCTCACCGCTTCGAACTGTAGAGTTGATGTAAGTGCGAAGGTGCTGTTCATGACCAGATAGATGCTCATGAGTGTGGTCTCTCATCAGACTTGTAGCAGCAGAGATGTGTTTATTGATCTCTTTTTTATCGTCTGGGTGAATCTCGCGCTCTTTACCAGAAACAACGTGCTGGACCTGGTGGACATCAGGATGAGAACTAAATCCTGCCATGCTTGTGATAGGATGCGCTGTTCTTTCAGGACCTTCTAGCTTTGTATGAATAGCAAGACTGACCTTAGACTTTTTCAGCTTCTGCCCTTCAGCTGAATTGACTGGAGTATGGTACTCTACAGTATTAGGCGTGTGGCTGATGTGCCCACCTTCTTCTCTACGAGTCTCAGGCGTAGACATAAACCCGCCCTGGTATTCTCCGTGTTTAGCTGGTAGGACTTTACCAACGTGCTGGAGTAGCGTATTCAATGGTCCAGCCAGATATGGCTTGTGACCGTGTTGTTTTTCTACGTCAGATCGAGAAAAATTGTAAGTAGAGCCTGATCCCTTATACTTTACGCCGACTTTGCCTTCCTTAGTGCGAATAGCCTGGAAGGACATCTTGTCATCAATCTTACGAGTGATTGGCGTAGAGCCTGAAACAACGCCTCTGAGAGTGCTGATGGCGTGCTGCGCTGCTTCTGGACTATCAAAAGTTCTATCAGCAGGATGTTCGAGGTGCTGGATTCCACCTGTCAGCTTAGTCGCTTCAGTCAGAAACTGAGTAAATGAGAACATAGTTGCTCCACACTGTGGGATATTACATTCTTATTTAGTCAATTTAGAATTTGATGGTAGAAAGTGCCTGTTTTAGTGCATCTTGTAGATTCGACATACCAGCAAAAGCTGGAATCGTGCAAGTAGACCGTGCTGCGACTGTAGCTGCTCTGAATTCTTCTTGCGTGAACCATTTCGGTATGATACCCATGAGCGCAGCAAGTTCATGCATGTTTATAGAACCCTGGTTCACAAGATTGTAGTAGCCGTTAGGTTCATGATTTTCCATCAGAGAACATGCGACAGAAACAGCTTCATCTAGATCAGTCAATGAATTTAGACCAGCTTCGATCAGCTTGCCATTCTTAGCGTAGTTGTAGACTTTCGTGAGATAGTTTTTCGGCTCATTGACACCAGTAAACGGCATACGAATGCGGTAAACCTGAGCCTTGTCGCCAAGATAAACGTCAGAAACGCCTTTGGAAATCGAGTAGGTGCTGCCAAAGAAGTTTGGAGCAGCATCAATAGCATCAATATTTCCTGTGTAGATGCAGCCACTAGAGAAGTGGGCAAGGCGTGTCATATAGCCTGGTGCTCCCTTGACAGCATCAGCTAGCAATGCAGGAAATATTGCATTCGCTTCAATCGTTTCCTGCTTGTTCAACTCGCAGGCATCGACATTGGGTGATCCAGTCTTACCAGCACAATTCACAACCCAGTCAAACTCATTTATTGCAAGTAGATCAATTGCATCTGTATGCGAACATAGTGTCACGATATGATTGCGACGAATGAGTTCATTGAATACTTTCTTACCTGTCCATCCACGACCAACTACTAGAAAATGCATAACTAAACTCCATTACTTTGGTTGGAATCCTAACTTATCTCCGTTTGGTCTTCCAACATAATTTTTAGATCTAAATTCAATTCTCTTTTTTACCTTAGGGCGATCCTCTTCATTAGCAAGAATTTCCCATTCTGGAACTCCATTTTTACCTATCTGGAATTTGACATAATAAACTTTGGCATTTGTTGCATCTGTGTATATGCTTGTGAAATCTAATGAGTTTCTAGATATTTCAACCAAAGAATTTTCTGCTTGCTGGCGCGTAGGCTCAGTATACTTAGTATTTTTGAGCCATGCTGCTTCTTTGAGTCTTTTACTTTTCAGATAGTCTAGCGCTAAGATTGGACCTTCTTTCCAAGAATTCTCTTTCAATAGCTTCAGAACTTTATATTGATCTGTACTCTGATGCTTCTTTCTCATCTTATCACTTTCATCGATGAGCATCAAAACATCACCTGGCTTCAGCGTATTTGTAGAATCGCCAGACTTAGCTGAAATTTTGTATTCGGTCTTCTTTGTCTTATCGTAAATTTTGTAATCCAGAAGTGGTTCATTGCTTCTTGAAGGGATAAAGACTGAACATGACGCTGATGTTATAGGTAAAAACTTCTTCTTGAGAACCGCTAATGGTCCTAGAACTTCGCCAAAGTCGTTGTTGATTGTGTTGAGTGGCAGAACTTCACTCAAACTTGCAAACGTCTTTTTCAGCATAGTCAGATCAGACGGTGAAAAAGTAGTATGGTACTTTAGAAGAGCGAGTAGTAACTGCTTTTGTTGTCCGTCTAGTTTTTTATTGCTCTCAATACCCTCTCTCACTTTTTCTGCATATTTTGACAGTGGAATATCAACGTCGGTTATTCCATCAAAGAGACTAGGCTTTAGAATAATTCCACTTGCACTCTTTTCAGGCTTAGAAAAGATCTTGATTGCTTTGTTGTTGATTTTGGTTTCAACATATCCAGAGCGACCATCATCGACAAACTTTGAACCCTTGAAAAAGGCTTGTACTGAATTGAGTTCGCTTTTTCTTCCACTTCTTGAAGATTGAGGAGAGGCTAAGACGATGCTATTACCTGCAATCCTATATGAGTTTATACCGATTTTCTTCAGAAAAGTTTTGAATTGTGATTCATTTGTCAAGAGTGCCATGTTTATAGACCTTCTTCAGAAATTTCTTCCACACTTTTGGATCTGCTTTGCGAAAGTATTTGCGGTACATAAAGATAGCTTCTGATTCTCTCCAGCCAATCTTATGTGCTACTCGAAGTCTATTTATGTCTAGTAGTCCACACGATGATTCTATCATAGTCTCATAGGCATGGGCGTCAACTTCATCAGGCATTCCATAATATGCCATGCGCTTCATATCACCAACAAGATTCTTTGCAGGCGTATACTTTTTGACATCAATAGTCTTTTGTTTGCGCTGCTGAAACCGATGACGATACTCATGCAGTATTGTCCTCAGAAGCCTCAGTTCAAGGTTCTTCGCACCTTTCTTTGTGAGGTGAATCTTCTTTGGCGTCTTTGGAACGCTCAGTGAGATGATGATGTTTTCTGGAACATATCCACGAATGCGAGGGCAATACTGACCAGACACAATGACTGAGTGGTCTTTGAAGTATTCACCGCTGTATCGATTGGATGAAAAGTAGAGGATCGATCTATCAAACGTAGCATTCAGCTGCCGAATGATTGTGGGAAGATACAGTTCTCCAGTCCAGTTTTCTACAAGAGCATGTAGCTTCTTTTCAATGAGCGAGAACTTCACACCTTCAGTCCCTTGAACTTGTCGGTGCTTCTACCACGATCAAAGACAGGCTTAGACTCAGTTTCTTGAGCGATGTTGTTCTGCGCTTTCTCTTCAAGATCATACAGCTTCATCTTTGATCTATCAACACCGATGGTGAATCTCTTGTAAAAATTGGGATCGTTGTAGCGATTCTTCAACTGCTTTACAAGCATCTGCCCAAGATTCTGAAGTTCCTCATTGCTCACAAGTGCGAACATAAAATCAGCAGTAGCAGGTAGACCAAAAGACTCAGAGGTATCCTCCAAGCCTGGATCACTGTTCGAAAAACCCGAACGAGTCGTCTGCGTCGCCGAGACAATGGGAACATTATTTTCAACTGCAAGCCCTCTCAACTCTTCAGCGATTGCCTTGATATAGGTATAACTATTGACATTCGCGCCAGCTTTGATACGCGCAGATGCACAGATATTTAGATAATCGATGAAAATAATATCAGGCTTGAAGTTCTTTTTGAGAGACAATTCATTGATCAGCGCACGAAAATGCGCAGGGTTCGCTGAGGCAGTAGGATACTCTTTGATGATCAGCTTGCCCTTGACCTTATCTTTGAATTTGCCCATGCGCTTCTCATACATCTCTTTTGGCATGTTCATGAGGTCATCCATCGTGACGTTCATGAGATTGGCATCGATACGTTCGGCAATCTTTTCTTCACTCATCTCAAGAGTGATATACAGGACATTGTAGTTCTGGATCAGGCAACTTGCTGCAACGTGACACATGAACAAACTCTTGCCAACGCCAGTGCCTGCAAGAGCAATGTTCAGAGTTTTCTGCGGAAGACCGCCCTTTGTAATCTTGTTGAAGTATTCGAGATCGAACGGGATACGCTTTTCAATGCGGTGATAAAAATCATATCGATCAGCAAAACTATCAATGTAGTCGTGACCAACATGAGGATCAAAGCTGACTCCCAAAGCATCTGAAAGAATAGCAGGGATACTACCTTTGCCTCGGTTAGCGTCCTTCCCGTCGATGATCTGAATTGAGTCCATGATTGCATTGTAGATTGCCCTTTCTTGACAGAATTTTTCAGTCGTATCTAGAACCCACTCTAGTTTCTGCTCAGTCTTGTCTTTGGAGATTTCATCAAGAACACCAAGCGCTCTTGCGAGTTCAGTCTCACTGATCTTTGTAGACTCTTTGAGACTGATCTCGATAGCAGCAACAGGAGGTAGCGAGTTATACTTTAGAACGAATTGCTTTATTTCCTCGAACAGCTTTTTTTCGTGGCTTTCGCTCAGATACTCGCTCTTGAGAAACGGCAGTGACTTCCTCATGAACGGTTCGTTCTTCAGCAGATTCGACAAAATTAAATGTTCCGTTTTCATTTTGATCCCTAGAATTCTTGATCGACTCAACGAGTATATTACGAAAGATGTCAGAAGTAAATTGTTTGAACTTCGTTGACTCGACATTACAAAGATTTGGATTAGCAATCACAGTAAAGTCAAACTGCATCATACTATCATCATTCAACTTGATGTTAGAGAACGACACTATCACATCAGGATACTTCTTGAGCATCTTAAATGCTATCGCCTCTGGATCAGAACCATCATAAAAGATCTGATAGTCCTTGTCAAGTTTGATACTCTTTGCGCGCCAAAATTCATACTTGGCGATCAGATTTGCAAATATATTAGAGATCTTCATCGTCTACCAACTCAATTTCTGATTCTGTGCCCATGATGTTAGAACTGAACTGATAGTTGTTCATGATCCATTCGTTGAATGTCTTGTCTGCAAGAATTGAAGTCCAGAACGCGGCAGAGTCAGTGTCCTTGATACGCCACTTCTTATCTTCAACTTCACCCGTTTCAGTGTTGACACGAGAGTACCAGCCGTTGCTTGGCTTTACAACGTGACCAGACTCTAGAGCGATTTCAAGCAGACCAGACCACTTGCTGACGCCACCTTCATATGTCACAGTGACAGGAATCTTTGCCTTCTCACGGACATAACGTGACTTCTCGACGTTGATGATGAAATTATAGCCAACGATCTCAGTGCCTTCTTTCTCTTGCTGGCGACCGAGAATGAAGATGTTATCAGCCGAGTAATACGAACCAGTGCCACCACCGACGATTGCCTTCGGGAACATACCGATTTCCATATAAGTATGATTCACAACAACCATCGGAATATCTTTCAGAGTCAGATGCGGTGTGACCATGCGGAACAGCGACTTGATCTGCTTTGCGCGAGTCATGTCACCGACAGACTTTTGCTCAAGAGCATCTTCGACTTCTTTCTTAGAAGCAAGATTGCCGATAGAATCGACAACAATCATAATGCGATCACCGCGCTCGATGCCCGAAAGCTGATTCATGATGTCAAACTTCAACTGCTCGACATCAGTGATTGGAGTGTGGACTACACGCTCTTTATCAATACCAAACGACGTAAAGTATGATTGAGGAGTACCAAACTCTGAGTCATAGAAAAGAACAATACCTTCCTTATACTTGTCTTGATATGCCTTCACTTGAATCAGACTGAAAGCAGTCTTGAAGTGCTTTGATGGACCAGCCCACATCGTGAGACCAGGCGTAAAGCCACCGTCAAGACTACCTGACAGTGCGACGTTCAAAACTGGAATAGAAGTTTGAATCATATCTTTTGCAGCAAAGAACTTTGACTTTGACAGCACTGAAGACTCTTTGATTGTGGAATTCTTCTTGATTTTATCTAACAGACTCATGTGTGATCTCCTTTTTGGAAGTATCTATTATAGCACAACTCAGTCGAAAATGCTATCAATTGTGCTAACATGCTCAGACTTCCATTGTATTGCGTTTAGAATTATAGTAAGCGGTTCAACAAAAGACTTGTCAAATTGCAAGTCATAGTCGATGTAAATTTCAGCGTTCAGTTGCTTTGGCAGCCCAGACGTAAAGGCAAGAGTATTATTATTAAAAATGTTTGGCTGCTTCAAGTAAAAGAACTTGATCTTATCGCCGTCACGAATCTCTTGGTATCTCTTCGTCAACTTCAGTGTGCGCAAACAATTATTGTAGACTAGAGCGCCCTTCACATGGATCGGTGTGCCTTTCTTGAAGATGTTTGCACCATCAGAATAGTCTGAAAGACCATTGACTGATCGAGGGAAAGCAATCTCTTCAATAGGCAAAGTCTTGAATTCTTTTCTGAATTTTTCAATGAATTTGATCACATGATCTTCATCAGTAGTCATGATCAAATTGATTGCCTCTTTGATCTTCGCTCGGCAAGATGAAGGCGTTGAAGAACGAATTGCAGAGATGCCCATCATCTTCAGCTTTGGCTTCGCATAAGCAACGCCTTCGCTATCATGGACGTTCAGGATGTAGTTCTTCTTAGCGACCCAGATAGCTTTATCTGCGAGAGACTCGCGCTTCATCTCCATGCGCTGCTGAAACGCATTCATGTAATTCTTCAGTTCTTCATATGACTTATCGATGAATGGCTGAATCTTATCGTCACAGACCTTATTCATAAACTTGATGACTTGCTTTGTGTCAGCAGTATTGGGATAGAGTTTCGTGACAAGAGGACCCATGTTCAAATAAATCGAATCTGTATCTGAGGCGATTACATAGTCTACATCAGTAGTCTTCAACAGATTGTTCATATATTCATTGATCTTCTTTTCGATCCAACGAATCGACAACTGACCAGCAGTAGTGATAGCTTCCGCAATTCTGATATCGTAGAAGCGAAAGTATTGATTGCCCATCGCACCGTAAGCTGAGTTCAGTGTGACTTTCTTAGCTAGCTGAAGATTGTTGTATCGTGCGATTTGATTCTCAAGATACTGGATTTGATTCTTATCATCACCGACAGTCTCAATCTTTTTCTTCGCTTCAATCGCCAGCTTCTTGTAGCGTGTACGATCTTTGTACATGCTGTCCATGATCTCAGGCATCACACCTTGCTGATTGATTCGAAACAGTTGACCGTTTGGAGTCAAAGTCACATTCAGTTGTTTGAGAATTTCTGTATCAACACTTTGATTCAGAAGCGCATCGACACCGATATTGCCTGCCGAAATGAAGTTACGCATATCATCGCTGTATTTCTTCGAGTCGATGATCGTCTCCATCGACAGATTATACTGCATGATCAAGTGTGGATACAGACTGTTCAAGTCAAATGAAGCGACCCACTGATGCATGCCAAGAATAGGGTCTTTGACATACGCACCTTCATATTGCGAATTCTTAGAACCCATCTTCATCTGTGGAATTACGATGTTCTTCTTCATCAGATAATTGTAAACGATAGCGTCCCACATGCGCACCTGAGTAAACACATCTTCATAGTTTACTTTATTGTCATACGCAAGAGTGAGTGCTAGTTCAATCAGCTTCATCTTGTCTTCGAGTTTCTGCACAAGTTCAACGTCTTTGACGTTATACTCAATGAACTTTTGATAGTCGTGCTTATACAGCTGGTGAAGATTCTCGTATTCAGAATAGTCCAGCTTCTTTTCGCCAATTTCAACATTAGCGATATGATCAAGACGATAGGACTCTTGCTGCGAATAAGTGAACTTCTTATAGAGTTCGATGTAGTCTAGAATCGCTACACCAGAGATACCGTATACAACCTGCTTTTGATTCTGGATATATGCTTCGCGCTCAGAGATCTTGTTCCATGGCGACAGCTTCTTTGCTTCATCGTCGCCAAAGAGTTTAGTCACGCGATTGACGATATATGGAATATCAAACGTCTTGATATTCCAACCAGTCACTACGTCTGGATGAAATCTTGACCAGAAGTCGAGAAATCTTCGAATAAGGTCTGATTCGTCTCGGCAGTGGGCATAGTGAACATCATCACGATGCTTAGTATAAGCACCGCAACCAAAAACAAAATAATTGTCTTTGAGTTTGATAGTAATCGCAGTGATTTCTTCATTGGCATCTTTTGGTTCTGGGAATCCGTTTTCAGATCCAACCTCAATGTCGATATTAGCGATAGTAATCTTATCAAGATCCCACAGTATATCATCAGGATAATCATCGGCAATAAAAGCGTAATCATAACGATTGTTGCCATAAATAGGAAAATTATCGACATCCTCATACCTTTCCAGAAATTCTCGGCAGTCTGAGATTGTTCCTGGCTTTATTGGCTTTACATACTCGCCTGAAAGAGTTTTGTATTCACTTTTCTCTTGTGAAGAAAGAAAAAACGTCGGATGATATTCAATCTTCCGACGTACACGCTTACCGTTCTCAACGCCTCGGAAAAGAATAAACTTACCCGAGACGCTGACGTTAGTGTAGAAGTCACTCAAGGATCACCCCATAATTAGTTGCTTCGGTGGCACAACGATTCCTGCACCGAAGATCCTATTATAACCTATTTCGACTTCATCTGCAACCTCAGCGATGAGTAGAATTTTATCGCGATTGATCATGAAAGGACCGTTAGCAGCCTGCATCCAGGGCATGAAGCCAAGCATTGGTCCCTGCTCACCACGCTGCATCACACAAGCAACTGGATTCTTGAATTCAATCGTCGCTGCTGTCTCTGAAACGATTTCTACCACCAATTCCTCGCCAGACCCTGCGAGTTTCACTGCCTTGACATTTGACATTTTGCTTATCCTCTTCTATAGATTGCTGTGCGCGTTTTAGAATTTCTTTCTTCTGCACTGGCTCGTTGTTGCAGTATAGAACATCGTGTGATATTCCGTACTTGTCTTGACCAACGATTAGCTGCCAGCCATTGTTACTTTTGACGCAAATTTTTCTCGACTCAAGAAAATTTCTGAGTTCGCTCAAAGAATTCATAAAATTATTCAGGCGTCGTGTCTTTCTCTACACGCTTCAGCTTATACGCTAGGTGCGTTGCATGGGCATCAATAAAACCCTTTCGATGCTCTCTAGCCTGAACTCTATCATAGCTTCCAGCTGCTTCGCCCAAAGCAATCATCTTCTTCAGATATCGAGGCAGCTTTGCGCTGTAAAAGTCACTCTTATGCGTCATTTCAATAGTTCCTCACATTTTTCCCAAAACTTTTGTTCATTACCTGGGATTCTAATCTGGAAGTTGTGCCAGAAAAGATCGCCAAGTTCTTCATTGCCGTATGTAGTACCAAGACCAAAATTAGGCAGTCCATTTTCAAGCGTCCAATAAGGGCGCTTATCTTGTTCCCAGTCATAGCGGTATACCTCTCTATCATAGCGCACTGGCAGCGTAAAGTCAACCTTGACGCCAGCACTCTCAGCCTCAAAAGTGTACTCTTCAAGAACATCACTGCGCGGCGTTTCACCAGCTGCTGGAGAACCAATTTTCAAAAATGTTTCTTTTGAAATAGCCGCTGCTGATGGTGCAGCAAACACATGATTATTATTTTGAAGATGACCAGAGCGCTGTGCGTTGCCAATCAGAA